GTGATTGTTTTAATACCTGGTGTCATGTCTTGTGTTAATGTCGTAGTTGCAGTTTTTGAAATACGTTTGTAGAAAGTTCTATTCAACATGTCCTTGAATATTCTGAATCCTGTGGCATTCACTGCTGAGTCAACAGCAAAGTACAACACATCCAATCTATCAGAGGATGTGATAGTTCTTCCATTTATGGTTATTGTGTTGCCGCTGACTGTGTAGTCACTAGCCTGTAATAATTGTTCACCGTTCAGCCAAACAAAGGTGTAACTCGCGTTTAATGTATCAAATCGTAGTTTGAAAACTCCACTGCTTCTTCCCTCCAACACCTCTCGTCTCTGCTTCATGCCTAAAGCATTGTTGAAAGTAGTGACTGATAAAGTGTCACTTGCACTCAATGAGTATGGAGATGTTATTGCACTTGGTACAAGTACCAAGTCAGCATCAGCACCACCGTCAACGAAATACTGATGGTCGACCAGCGTAGATATGCAAATGACATCAGTCGCTGATGGCACATTCGCAGTGTTGAAGTTGACATTTTGATTGCCAATGTCCACAGTGTAGTCAGTGTTTAAGATTTTTTTAACTCCATTGACAAAAACTTCGACTTGACTTGCTGATGAAATTGTCTTGGCTGGATCAACAGTAGAGTCATCTTCAAGTCCTGATAACACGCCATAAGTGTAAGTGCTACCATCACCTAGATAGTAAGTGTTATCCGGTCCTCGTAACAGCCTGCCATTTAGTTCAACAGTGGTAAGGCCAGATAAAGGCCCTATTGCTCCAGGCGGATACGTCAATGAATATCTATTGGTTGACCCATCATAGGTTATTGCCTCATTACGAACACTAGCAAAACTTCTGGTTGATGTCGTGGACTTGTTGAATCCTGCTATCTGCACAAAGGCATCTGCTTCTGGTGGAGTGTTGAACGTAACAGTGATTGTGTTTGCACTAATCGACGTTGCGTATGATGTAGTTGGCACTCCGTCTATTGTCACATAGATATCAGATGATGTTGAATCAAGATTGAACTCGCCCCTGGTTGACGTCAAGAACGCTGTGGTGCTTCCGTCACCAGTGAATGTGTTTAGCACCCTGTAGTTTTCTCCAGATATGGCAAAGACCTTAGTTGATATTTCACTATTGTTTGCAGGTGCTGTGTCAAATGTGATTGTTTTGTTAGCAACGTCAATGGTGTAATCTGATATTGTAGAGTCCAAGGCACTTCCTTTTTGAATCACTCCATCTACTGCTACTGTCACTGATCCCAGTGATCCTGGGAAGTTTCCTATGCTGAAAACAGTTGTGGTTCCGTCTCCTCTGTAGTTTCTCTCAGATATAAATGGCACACCAGACTCTGGTGATGTATAGACTTTGATGTCCACTGTGTCGAACATCTGTCCTGGCACAACTTCTTCTGGTGCGTAACTGGTATCTGGGGAAACAAACTCATCACCCTCTAACACAATGTCACTTGGTGCATGTCCTAGTGCTGACGTGAAAAGTCCGCCCTTCACAATTGAGTCTATTGTCCTATCATCTGTTGGGGTTAATACACCGTCATCATCAAATGGTATAAATTCAACTAACGCATTGGCTTCTGGAACTTCGCTGATGGCAAATGACAATGTTGATCCGTCACCTCTGATCACATCAGGCAATTTCTTCCTTGTGCTGTCGTCCTGTGTAATATAAACTTGGAACACTTCTGTTTTAGCCGGAGGAGTATCAAAAGTGAAATCATCATTTACTCCATTGGCTCTGAATGCCTTGATCCTTGATTGTCCGAAATTATCCCATGGGAAGTCATAGAAACCTGACTGATCCCATCCTGCTTCTTGTGAAAATAGTAGTCCTGTGACCATTGTTCCGCCATAATCCACACCTGACATAACCTGGTCTAGCTCGTTGCCTGGCATGCCTGCTCCTGGTGTGTAAAAACCTTTTGTCCTGTCAGCGGCTGTCAGTCCTGTTTCGTCGCCGTAAACCTTATACACACTGCCTACGTTGTCGTCGAAGTCTGTTGATGACGTGAATGCATTGGTAACTTTGTAAAGTTGGTTGTTGAACCTTAACAGGTCATTGTAAGCATAGTTTGTGTTGGCCGCCCAGTCAACCACTCTAGATGTGCTGGACACCCTGTCAAATTTTATTGTGGTGTCGAAGTCCCTTACCAGGTCGTTGGCCAGATTAGGATATGCTCTTGCTGTGTCTGACGGGTTTGATCCGTCATCAGCACCACCTGTGATAACAACCATAGGCGTCGCAGTATAGTTCGAACCTTTTGTATCTACGGTTATTTTTGTAACCTTTCCATCTTGTATTGTCGCTGTGGCTGTCGCCGCTGTTGTTGTTGGAGTTTCGTACATTTTATAAGCACCAGATTTTGTCGACAGTGCGTGGTTGGCAATCTGACTGTCAGGCATATAGAAGGTACCACTAAACTCTACAAAAGTATGGACATGTGATGTACCAGATCCACCATTCTGCGAATCCCATATATTTGATTGTTCTAAACTTGAGAACAACGGATAGTAGTATCCAAAAGATCCAGAAGAAGCACCTCGAGAACTAGTGGCCTGCAATTGGAATGGACCTGTTGATGCCACGGTACCACCAACTATGTTTACAGTGGGTGTCTTCGTGTAGCCAGATCCACCATTAAGAATTGTTATTGATGAAACATGTTTCTTATGGTAGTCGTTCCACATCTGCCAAGGATATTCAGTCAACTTCGCAGTGTCTAAACTTACATTTAACGGTCTTATTTTTCCTGTACTTGCGTCATAGAAAGTTGGATTGTCAAAGTCTGTGTATATGCCGTCTTGCGTTTCTGTTTTGTCATAACCAAGTCTATACTCTCTGAGTTTGGTATGGAAAGGTTTCACTTCGTTTATGTAATCTTCTATCCAATCATCCGTGCCTGTTGTATAGGTTTTTCTCTGGTCTAGTTCACGCACACTATTTTTTGCATTGATAAATGAAGTTTTGAACATCCAGTCTACGTAAGTTTGCTCTGCGAGAACTTTTCTCAGTCCTGTAAAGAACAAAGTGTTGTACTCAACAGCAAGATTGTTGATAAACAAGTCATCTCTTAATGCAGTGAGAATATTTCTTGTTTCAATGCTTGGCTGTTGGTCAAAGAAGTTGTCGTCGAAATTGTCGGCGCCGGCAAATCCTGTTGCGTCCTGTGAATAGTCATAAAGTTTAGTGCTTAGCCTTATTGTGCCATTCTCTGTACCAACATTTTTAAACCCGGTGGCCGTTTGCATGAACAGTTTCCAACCACCTGTGTCCGCATTTGTTACCTTGACATGTTTTCCGATTGCCAAATCAAGTTGGTCTAGTTCATACTCGAACGTGACCTGTTTATCTATAGGCGTCCTTTCGCTGTGGATCATTTCGTGAACAGCAGGATCAGTGCCGTACCAATCTGTGTAACTCCAATACGCACTGGTATTATAGGTCTGTAATTTTGTTCTTGTGAATTCTGTGCCGTCCCATGTGTATATTGCCCAATAGTTGTTGGCCGTTTCGTCTGCCTTGACCAAATATTTCACACTGCCTGACAAGTCTGCCGTGTTAATATAGGTCAGCTCAGCATATGTGTCAACGGTTGCGTCCCATTCACCGCTCTGTTGCGTTGGCTCAGGCTCCTTCTTATCCAGGTTGCTCAAATTGATTGTTCCGCTCAACTGATTTTTCTTAAGGACGGTGTTTGCGTAATCTATGATTTCTTTTAAAGCGGCGTATCTGTCAACGTACCAACTCTGCCTAGGCCTTGTATTGTTTCCATATCTCTCATTTACAGGGGAGTTAGGGTCAGGCACTATGTCACCTGTGCTGTTTGAGCCAATCAAAGAGTCCCACCAACGTGTTTCTATCACACTTCCAGGTTTGAAATCAGCATCTCCTTCTCTTGCCAACTTCCAAACGCTGTGTGCATCACCATCGAAGTCATTTGTCCTTATGTCAACGTTTAGCACTATGTCATCCCCGACAAGATCGGTTACATTGTATATCTGTAATTTATTGATGTCAGTCACAGCGTAGTACTTGATGTCAAATGCACTTGGGTTTTGGATAAGATTCGCCACGTAGGCCACTGTGTTTTTCCTGTGAGGGTGCCTATGCCTGTCTCCCACTTGGCTCGGCGGCAATGTCGTTTTGCCTTTGACCCAATAGTAATAGATATTGACAAATCTATCTAGCCTTGAATCATATATTTGTTTCACTGTGTACTGTTCGTCGTTGCCATAGAGGGCGGTACCGGTAACTATTTGGTTAGTTTGTCGCCTTAAGTTCCATTCACTTGGCAATAGCCTTGACTCTGTCCATTCATATACGTCGATGCTTGAGCCTGGGAAGGTTCTTCCCCAGTTATTGTTTTTATACTCCTGTCCTCCTTGCTCGTACCAAAGCCATTTCACAGTCGAAAGATCCCACCATACCTCACCTATGTGATCCTCTGCCCATGGTGTCTTGCTGTTTGCATTATCTCCAACATTGTAGGTTGCCGGATCCCATGCTGTTTTAATATCAATCTCCCTGTCTGCCAGTCCTAAAATTCTTCCTTTGACAGGATCATAAAGATCATAGTAGTCCCTTATCTGTTTGCTTTTGTTGTTGAATTCAAAAACTTGTCCTAACTTACTAACATCTATAAAAGGAGTCTCTGATGCTATGTTCTTCCAGGCGTAACTGCCACTTGTTGTTAAATCATATCTTATGACCGTTCCGTCGTTTTCAACTTTGGTGCTTCCGTCTGATGTTGTGTTCCCATCGTCCTGAGGAGCACCTACCAACACAGTGTTGTCTATCATGCAAACGCCACGCCCAAAATCGTCGTTCTCTGAAACACTGTCTCCTTCAAGCATGTCATCTATTACAAATTTTGAATTATACATGGTTGCCGTAAATGCTCCACCCGAACCGATGTTTAGGTCCACAACGTCAGTGTCCTGCAAGTCGAAAGTTGTTTCACCTGAGTCAAATTTCATTTCTCTGAATGTAGCAAATCTTTCAGCACCTATTACTATCCTGTTGCCCGACTGGTTGATGTCAAGGCTATTACCAAACTTCATGTTGTTCTGTGTTTCTGGCGCTTTTATAGTCTGTTGAAGTGTATAAGTGTTCGTGGATCCATCAGCGTTCCATTTGTAGTAGTACACTGCACCACCATCTATCTGACTAGTGCTACCATCATCAACTCCTGGTGCTCCTATTATCAAAGTGGTTCCGTCCTTACTCATTGCCATTGACTCTCCAAACGCAGTGTTCAGAGAAGATCCATCACTCGACACACCTGTCAATGTCTGTGCCAAAACAAAAGAATGTTGTGTACTTCCGTCATTACTCTGCGAAGTCCTTCGAAATATTTCAACTTTGCCGGCATTTCCAGGTGCTAGTGAACTTACTGCTAGAATGTCGCCATTGTCGTTTGCCTCTAATCTGTGGCCAAACCTTTGTCCTGAACCGCCATCTGGTGCTTCGATTGTGTAATCCTGTGTCCATGTGTCATATGTAGAACCGTCTGATCCCACTGCCCACTTGTACATGTAAACTCGCCCTTGGTCACTGTCATGTCCCGGAGCCGAAATAAAAAGGTACTTGGTAGGTGTTGTGCTTAACGAGTTGGCACCCGGTTCAGAAATTTTGTGTTGCCAACCAAAGTTTAATCCTTCGTTGATACTGGATCCGTCTGTTGGCGGAGATATTGTGTTTAGTATTGCATACTCAAAAGTGCTTGGATTCCATTGGTATACCTTCACAAGTCCTGAATCTATCTGTCTGGTGCTACCATCTGAGTCGACTGTGTTACTGAATGGTGCGCCTGCAACAACATAGTTCTCATCGGTACTGATAGACAAAGATTCACCCAATCTGCTAGTGTTATCATCGTTCTCAGTCATGGTAACAGTTGACTGAGTTGAGAGACTAGTGCCAGCATCCGCGGATTTCCTAAATAGGAAATGCACTTCACCTTGTCCTTTGCCTGGTGCTGAAACTATAATTGTTCTACCGTCATTACGTGCAACGATCCTATGGCCAAACTCCTGTGATGCTGTAGTGGCATCAGGTGATAGCACCAGTCCTGCGTTGTATGGATCAACCTTTTCATAAACACGCCATAGTCCTGAACTGTCACTGTCAGCAAAGACCTTGTCACCTTCTCTGTCAATTGCAGAATCTCTGTCATTGTATTCGCTGTGGTGTATTAGATCGTTAACATTGTCCATTGATGCCAGTCTTACTGAAATAAATTTGCTAATGTTTCCAAAACTGTCTGCCGTAGAACCATCTTCTAATGTTGGTATGAAGCCAACGTTTCCTTCGAAATCAATAATGACCGTTTTATGACTTACAACAGCCGCGACTTGATAGACACCATTTAGTGTTGGTTCCTCACTATTAGATATTGCAAAAAAGTCAGATTGTCTCGTTTGAGTAGCCGCCGATAGACCATGTGATCCTGTAAATGTGATCTCCAACTGTGTTGCATCGTTTACACTACGTAGATCTGCAATAGTGACTCCAGCATTTGTAATTCTAAATACGTCCCAATCATTATTACTTTTGTTTGCCACCCAAACTAAGTCATTTGCTGACACAGTTGACATATCTAAGTTCAATAGCTCTGCTATGTTAAATGCAGTGTGTTGCACCTGGGTTAGCCTAGGATACCCTGCTGTTTTAAGAATTTGTGCTCTGTCTCTGTCTATTCCTTCTTTTGTGTAATCAAGTCTTTTGAAAGTTTCAGAAGCAGTGTATTCTACTGGCCTGAAATAAAAATTTTCCTTCACTATGCCACGTGATCTTCCGTATGACGCCGTTTCATTAGTGTTATCTAGAAGTTCTATGCTTTGCGGATTAAATTGTATTTCACTGTCTTTTAGAGTGATCTGTATATTTTCAGTTGTGTCTGTATTTCCAAATGAACCTGTCCTGATCATCCATTCTGGATATAGTTCGAGGTTGATGTCTTCACCCTCATACTTCGCTTTTAAAATTTTATCTATCGCGGCCTGTGTTCCTTTTTCTCTGATGTAACCTTGATAGAACTTGTATTGTGATACATCATTTACAAATAGATTTTCAAGATAGTCTCTTGACTGATATCCTATAAGCCTCTGAGCAAGTTCCTGCTGTGATTCGTCAAAGTTATTTGTCTCTAGATTGTAGAAATCGTTGAACTGAGATATCTTATATTCAAAATTAGGAATCAGTTGTGGTGCAGGTTTTTGATCTTTTTGAGTCCAATTTAAATTATCAAACTTAGATCCTGAATTATGATTGCTTTTTGCCACATAAAACTTTCCTTGATATTCAACGCTGTCACCTATCCTGTAATCTGTATTGGCCAACCAATACGTAACCTGTGCCGCGTCAAATACAAAACCCGGAGCATAATAATCACCATTCCAATTTGCTGTTTTCCATCCAACCACTTTCAATCTTTGCTGTCTGAAACCAGTTGCCGGTTCATAAATTATATCTGAGAACACAGTCTTGTTGTCAAAAATCAGCAAGTGTTCTTTCTGTACAGTATTCAAGGAAATGTTGTATAGTCCAATTGTGTCGGACTTGATTCCAAGTTCAAAAGTTTTTCCAATTCTTTTTGTTGACAGTTCGGATATGTCTATCTTCCTACCGCCTGCATCAAGCACGGAGTAGTCGCCTGCAAGATTCCTTAATTTTCCAACAACACTGTTATCTGTGTCTAGTTCAAATCCGTCCGCGGCCGGTGAAACAGTTACAGCAGATCCAGGAGCCCATTCCTGTGTTGTCCAAAATAAAAATTCTTTGACAGCGTTAGACCAATTCAATGTTTCTTTTAATTCATTCGAGTACTTGTTAAATTTGAAACCTTGTGACTCTAACCAGTGTCCATATCCAAATAAGAAGTCTGCTACATCCTGTATAGTGTCAAACACATGCCCATACGGTATGGTCTGTATCACTTGCTGGTGAGAAGCGTATTTTTTGACTACGAGAGACCCTTCAACGGAAACCGGTGTGACAGTTGAGGTTGTTACTGGGTAATTGAAATTAAAATAAGGTCTAACAGTGTTATACCCTAGCACTTTGTAGCCACCAAGCACCGTTGATCCATCTTCACTTATGTCTGTATTTTTTTCTATAAGCACACCAGAGTAGTAGAAACTTTCTACAGGATTTGATGTTCTAAACAATATTTTAAAGTTTTCGTCGGGAATAAATTTAGATCCCGATGTAGATCCAGGCGAAACACTGTCTGTTAAAACTTTTATATTTTCTTTGTCTGTAAACCCACCTAATTTGTATGCTAATTGAACAGTAAGGCCTTTCATTTTTTCGGTATAAAAAGTTTCTGCATCAAGATTTCTCGACACTAGATAGTTGATAACATAGTTTTGGTATCCTGTGGTCTGATATCTAGTCACAACACCTGTCGCAGTGTCTGTTGAGGTTTCAAGATGGTACTTGGCAGTGGCTAATGTTCTCCGAATGCCAGTGTCGTTGTCAATTTGGTTTCCTGCTGTGTTCGTACTAAGCCTCGATACATCAAAAAAGTTTGAAAAGAATTTTGCAGGTTTTGTAACTGCAAGTGTCTTCAACACAGTAAATGGAAATGAGCTTGATCTTCTCCATGCCGTTTCCGCCGGTGCTTGATCTCCAAATTTCCAGGAATTCTGCCTGCCTGGTATGTCATAGTTGTCAACCAGTCCTGCCGCTAAAGGATCAAGTAAATTTCCTGAGGCATCAACAGGCAAGTATGATCGTATTGTTGGTTTGCCATATCTGCCAACCTCAGTTGCAATCTTGTTCCATAACACGTCGTTGGCAGATGTGTATGGAGCAGGGCCGTAAAGATCCTCCCAATCGCTTGGTTTTTCTGAATGTCCTAACATCTCCCACGGTCTTAGATGTGGTACGTCTGTGTCATAAAAGTATTTGTATATTCCTCTCCAGTGTCCTGGTAGATTTTCATCTATAAGCCTGCCTCGAGATCTCGCATAGTTGTATGTGAAAGGTGACCCTTCTGAAAACACTGTATTATTGATATACTGAACATTGTTCCTGCCTGCCCATTTGTAAAAGTCAGGACCCATTATGTCATTTACTTCTCGAAGCGTGTACTGTGTTGATGTGAATGCACTTGGAGTCACATCATTCATTTCTAGCAAGTCTGAATCGAATGTTACCTTAATGTTGTTGTAAATCCTTTTTTCAAGTTCTAATATCAAATCATCACGCTCGTCTCCGTATGCTTTTATAATAGATCCATCATGTTTCCTTATCACCGCCGTGTTCACAAGGAACGTGTTATCTGTAAATGCCTCCGGCGTATATTTAGGATACATACCAAGTTTAGTAGGAGACGGTGGCATGTAACTGCCCGTGGTATCTTCGTAATCTTTTATTACAATTTTATCTCCCTCTGCTAGAGCTTTTGATATGTTGACAGAATCATCTGTGGTGCTAAAAGTATAATCCGTGCCTAATAACAACTGGGCGCCATTTAGATAAACGTATACCGCCCTGTTGCTAGGCTTGGATATATCGTGTTGTGAATTTAAAGCATAATCTGTCTGTGATGATCCCATGACAGTGTATGATCTTGTCGAAACATTTTCTCCATACCCTATCATGTCTTCATAGAAGAAAGGGAAACTGCTGTCTCTACCCGGAGTTATTGCTGAAATTATTTCGTCAACCCTGTCAGCCGCAATTCCTTCATAAGAAGTGCCTGTGGCGTGAGTCAAGAAAGAATTGTACCATTTCTCATATTCTTGATTGGCGTAATCAATGGCAGTTATTGCGTTTGCGTCTTGGTCAATGAGGTTGAATATAGCCGGCAATAACGGTGCTTCGTGTTGCTGAATGCTTCCGCCTTTTAACCTAGCGTCAGGCTTGTCTCTAAGATTAGATACTCCTGGTATTGATCCTGTCACATCCTGATTCCTATCAAGAATGTCTCTTACATGGTGTAAAATTTGTCCGAAAGTAAAAGTTCCCAACTGCTCATTTAATGAGTTTGTTGATAAATTTTGTGGTAGTTCATATATGCCCTTGTCACTCACTTTGTCAGCACTGCTGTATCCTGCTATCCTAACCTGGTCGTTTATTTCAAGATCCTCGTTGAACTTCACGTACTTGTTTGTCGATCCATCAACCAATGTGTAATCTGTTGACAATGTTTTTCGTGTACCATTTACTAGCACTGACACTTCTAAATCAGTTAGTGAAGCAGAGTTTTTATAGAAGTCGATTGGGAAAAGTCTTTTTTCTGTGGCGTCGACTATTAAAGTTCTCACCACTCGCTGTTTACTTTCACTTGTTCTCTTTATCCAAGAGCTTCTGGAATTGTGTGTGGCACGTCCTGTAGTGTAGTGTAGATGCCCTTCGCCAAGCCTTTTGGTAACAGTTGTTGTACCGCTTTTATATGTGAATGTACCTGCGGTATGATCTGATTCGAAAACAATGTCACCTATGTTGTTAATCGTGTTGTATTTTACTTTAATGCCAAGCACTGTGTCAGTTGTTGCCGAGTCGGATGTTGCAAATTCAAAAACTTTTGCTCCAGCAAATGTTGAATTTGGATACGTGGTCGCATCATCAAATGACACATGATCGTTGTCAAACATACCAAAAAGAGGTTGCTGGTTTACTCCAGTTTTCTGCTGTGCTTCTTTCCACGCTGTGGTAGTCGTGTCAAAGAAGAAGGTCTTGCCTTGGTTGGCTGTTCCAAATTCTATAAAAACACTATCGTCGGCTGTAGGTATTCCGTCGTCCTCAAGTGTCAGGCTAATGTTTTGCGAACTGTCTCCAGTGTCGGCAAAACTGACTTTGTAAATCCTTCCTTTTACTGTAGGGTCAGTATCTGCCGCAAATATTACCCTCATTCCTTCAGCGAGTGTAATGCCATCGATAATGTAACCAGTCTGTAATACTATTTGACTGAATGCATCCTTGGTTACTGTGTCGTACAACGTGACAGATTTTTTAGCCACTGTTCCGTGGTTATAAAGTGCTAGACCCGAATCAAATTCAATAATCGGTCTTTTAGCCCTTGCGTTCTCATCAAATGTCGCAGTGAAACCGCCTATCCTTGCAGTTTCTTCTATTACAGACCTGTGGAACCATCTGTTGTATCTTGACCAGGCGTTCTGGTCACGTGAATCTCTTTTTATTGTGATATAATCTAATGTTTCGGGAATGTAGAACGCTTTTGCATATGGTCTTGAGTCGTATGCAACAGTGTCATATAGTATTGTTGTCTCAGTTGCATATGAACCAGGTGTGATAAGATCTTCAACATCTGTCAGCGTGATAGCATCTCCAACACCTTCAACATAGTATTCCTTATTTTGATATTCAGTTGGGACCTTATCATTTTTGAATGTAATCTTCATTCCATTAGAAAGATCAAGCGTCCTTAGACTGTAATTTTTTGTTCCTATGATGTCATTCTCAGGATTAATTTGCACAGTGGATGTTATATCTCTTATTTGTAGTAGGCCGTACATGGCATTGTGGTTTCCGCACTGATAATACAATGTGTCAGGTGCACCTGTTGTTGGAACCGTGAATGTGACTGTGCCGTAATCGGCACCATTGTTTGTGACTCCTGAACTGAATAGTGTTGACGTTGATCCGTCCTCTGCAACCTGATTGTAGTAAGGTTCCGTCATTATGTAGAAAGGATGACCTTTTGCGTTTACATTAAATTTGTAAGTGTTTCCCCTGTACAAGATAAGAGTCGGATTGTTTTCGTTTTCCCTGTGAGTAAACTCGTATGCCGCTTGGGCATTATTTTTTACTGAGTATTCAACCACTGATGATGGTCCAACCGAATCTAACTCTATTGATCCAGGGCCATCTGGCAACCAGTAGTATTCTCTATAATTGACTAGTTTGTCATAGTCTATTGCCGGGTTCCAACTGTATACAGTTTCTTTGTTTAACCTGTCATGGTTGTCGACGTTGCCTCCAAAAAACTTGATCTGATTTATGTAGTCATCATATGTACCTGTAAATTTTACTTGATCCTCAGGATTTATACTGGTTGTGTCTTTGTCTGTGTAAGTGACCGCCGGCTCAAGTTGATAAGCCATCCTGTCTCTGCTGGTTCCAGGAAGGTACCTGTCATTAACATTTCTTGTGTAAGCATCCTGTCTGCCTATAAAACCATCAAGCCTCTCCAGTGAACCTTTCTGTACCAAAGGATCAAGTGTACTTGCTAGAAATCTTTGGTTGCTGTCGGTCCTGTAAAAGGCAGGAAGATGTTGCACAGTACGTCTGTACTCGTTGTTTCCTTGTTTTACAACTTCGTTATTGACTGATGAGTTTGTTGTGTTGTCTGCCATTAGTATCCTGATCCACTACTGCCGGAACTTGATGACGATCCGGAACCTGTTGTAGTAGAGCCTGACACTGCTGATCCTGTTGTGGTGTTAGTTGTGGCAGTTGATACTGATGTGACCACAGATCCGGAAGCCGCTAATTGGTTGGCTCCAAGTGCTGTAATGATTGACACATCATCAACGGTGGCCCCACTGATGAAAATCTCGTCCGCCGCTGAGTTCAGTTGGAACAAAGACCCAAAACTTTGTCCTGACTGGTTTGGCACGATGACAACCGTCAATAGGTCAGGTGCCAATTCATTGTGAACATAAGCGGCTAATTCTGTAAAATAAAAACTGTCTCCAAAATCCCAGTTGTCAAGAGCAAAAAATTCATTGATAGCGGCTATCACTCTCGTTTTTATAACTGCATCTGACACATTTGTTTTAGGATTTTTTACAACTTTAAATGTTGCCTGTAACTCTTCATTGGCTGTTGAGCCAAATAATACTTTGTATTTTACAGGATGGTAAACAATCTGGTCCGATAGAGATTTCAATGGATTCAATATTCCTGAATAGTTTATTCTCAATTGATCCGATGTAGAAGTTTCAGGTTGCGTCCCACCGTCCTGTAGGTATATTCTGAATAGGTTGTCATAAGTTCTTTCCAGCATGTAAACGTCCACAATGTTGGAAACACTTGGATCGATCCGTGTTTCTTGGCCGGCATGATGCTTGTATTGGAAACTCAAAGAGCTCCTTCCTTTTCTTGCAATGTAATCTGTGCTTATTGAAAGTGTGTTTGTGGTGCTATCATATTTTTTGATCACATCCTCGTCCGACGCATAGAAGTAAAATAACTGATTATCAGAATAGGTCGCACTCGATAGTGTAATGTCTTCTTCTTTTTCTGACACAACAAAGTTGGAGGCCGCATACGGTCTGAATCTCTCTATGTTATCATATGAAATGTATTTCTCGAAGAACACAAATTTTGTAGACTCTGACAGTGTTGGCTCGATTATGATGTCGAACAGTTCTGGATTGTCCACAACGCCATCGTCGTCGTTGTCAAAGAATCCAACTTTTACTTTCCTATTGTCTTGAAAGCCATCTGATTCGGTCACTGTGTCCACCACCTGCCAGGTGATAGGATATCCAACGCTGTTGCCAGTGGAAACTATGCTGTTTGTCTTTAATAATTTTACTGTGTCCTTAACACTCTTTCCTGTTTTATAGTCATAGATTCTTTCTTCCACGTCAAAATGAAATTTGTTCTGTGACTCAGATTCAAAAATGTAGTCTAGTTTTCTATACTGCACTGTATACGTGTTACCGTCATTAGTAAGTTTAAACCACCAACTTGCATCTGCATTTGTGCCTGTGGTGCTTCCTGTGTCTGCTAGACTGAATACTGAACTTGTAGAAAGATTGGTTGATGTGATCACTTTCCAGGACTCGCTGTCTATATCGTATCTTAGTCCGAACTCTTCAAAGGCTTCTATACGATCAATAATATCTGTTTCTAATGTGCTTGAAAATGAAGTTGTAAGATTTGGAATAATTGCATTGATAACGGATCCATCAGGAACTACATTGTTCAACGTAACTGGTCCAACTCCTGTCTCCAGATTGCCTTTTCCACCGTTAGCGCCATCTAGGACAACTGCGCCAATCTTTGCCCAAAGTCTGTCTTCTGCTTCGTCTGTGCCTGCGGTTACCAAAGTATTGTTTAAAAATTCCCTTGTGTCAGGAGACGTGAACTTTATCAATGCTCCAGGTTTAGCGTATTTTAAATTCGAAGTGGCAGAGTCACCTATCACTAGGGCACCACCTGATGTGAAAAATCCAGTGTTTGTATTTGTTGAGGTTGTTGTGGAATTCCATGTTGTTGTTAGTCCACTGACGTCTTTGCTGGCATATTTCAAATAATAGAATTGCCTTGCATATGCATTCTTCAATTTTGCTTCAATGTCAGCGTCAATTGTTGATTGTATATCACTACGATTGTTGAAAGTAAATGTAAACTGTTGTGTCGATTCTTCTCTGTAAAGGATGCCGTCCTCAGCAAAAGTGCTGACATTAGAGTATGCACCTGTCGGGTCCAATATTTCTTTGGCCCTAGATATACCTGACGCTGATCTATTAACAGATCTAACCTTGACAATCTCCTGTGATGCCGATAATGGCACAACTTGATAGTCTTCAGCAGTGATCATCCTGTTTTGCGAATAATAAACTTGAGATGCTTTTTCTTTAATGGAATCATTGGTCTCAGTTGCCGCCGCATTGTACACCGCGGCCTTAAGGCTAACAGTGATTGTCAAAGACTGTTGTGCACCGTTGGCATCAGTGTATGGCACATTCAATTGTACGTTCTGCATGTCAGACGACTGTATTGCATACTTGGCATTGTCACTCACCCTCACATACGACCTGAAACTTCCCAATGGAATGTTAGAAAAGTTTCCGTCACCGAACACAAGATCTACTGCGTCATTATTTTTGGTAACGACGTTGTAAATGTTTCTTTCCGATCTAGATAATGAATTGTAAATTGCGTTGTTGCCGGCCAGTGCAGGAACCTTGTTCCATACTTCTGCTATTTGCCCAAACTGATCTAATCTGTAAAGCCATACGTCACTGTCGTTAACGTTTGTTATGTCAATTGGCTTAACGAAATTAGTGACAGATGCATCAACCGTAAAATCTGTCTGCTGTAGTGTTCCTTGTTTGAAAAGGAAGAAAAACCCTGTATTGTTGGAACTGTCACCAGATCCATCAGACCTGTAAGTGTATGTTAGTCCTGATCCAGGCACTGGGTCTGACTCGTAGATGCTGTCTGAACCTGTAATCCTGCTTGGCACTATCTCGAATCCCCTCGATATACCTCCAACGGATTTTGAAAATTTAAAGATAGGCACGTCCAATTGATTTGAACTTAAAGTGTATACTTCTGTGTCTATGCCACCAATCTTACCTGACTCCCTTGGATTACCGAACAGTTGTCCTGTCTGGTTAGCCGCGTTAAGTATGGCTGTGAATTGTTCTCTGTAGTTTGAGTTGGCAGAATCATTCCATATGATTGAGCTATTCGCTAGATTTGTTCCGGTGCTGTCTAGTACGTCCTGCGTAGTTGAAATAGAATCTATCTTTAATAATCCTGTGGCTGGCTTGTTTCTCTTTGCATTGTAGTTGATTAATCTTGCCAACCTCAGCACAGAGTTTCTTCTCTCCGCTGTCTCGAGGAAATTTTCCCTTGCGTTCAAGTCAACCCTGAATGACAGTGCCTGGGATATGTATGCTATGAGATCTATGAGTGCAACATATTCCGAACTTTCAACAAAGTCATTGAAATCATCTGGATAGTTCTCCCTCAGATAGGCAACCATGGTCCTTCTCAGAGTTTCAAAGTCATAAGATTTGAAATCTGCCTGCTGGAAAGCCTGGTAGATCTTTCTCCAATCTTCCGCTACTAGTAATCTGTTCTGTCTATCTGTTGTGGCCATTGTATATACAACGGTATTTATATGTTAGGAAATGTGCGTATATTAAGATAGACGCAATAGAGAGTTTTCGTCGAAATTGAACCGTAGTTTTTCAGTGATATTTAAAGGAACATAAGTGATGGTTGCCTGTATGGCTATGCCCTTATCGGCCTCCGTTACCAAAATGTCTTCTGTGGAGATTCTCGGATCTGCGTTTAGATTTGCAGTTATGTCCTCAATAATAGCCTCTTTTAGGTCGTCAGTGAATGGTTCAAATATCGCATCATATATGATTGTTCCAAACTCAGGATTTTCAACCCTTTCGCCTTTACGAACACTCAATCGATTGATCAGTCCTTGCTTGGCAACCTCGAAATCATAAAGTTTGAAGTTCTGCTTGTCTGCACGTGAACTAAAACCTTTGAAGGTCACTGTTTTGTTTGATAAGTCTCCTGTTCCTGAATCACCGTATGCCATACTGTATATTTACTCCCTAAAATCTAAAGAAACTCCTCACTGCACTTATGCCTGTGTTAACAAATGATGCAACTTTTCCTTGGACAAAACTCATCACCGCATTCTTAGGATCTAGATTGATTAGTTGTTGAATTTGATCTGCCTTGGTTATAAGCGAGTTAAGATTTTTCACAGGCAGGCTAATCTTATCATTTAGATTGACGACCCTTGCCAGTTTATTAGATACTGCCTTGATAGATCTTTGTTTTAATAGTTCAGTTTTTATAACTTTAAATTCTGTGGCGGAAATTCCTAGGTTGTTCAAGTTCACTGTTGGCAGTTTGATCTTTGTGTTGAGTTTGTTCAGTTGATCTGCCACTGCCTTGATGCTCGGCTGTTCCATCAACTCCGCTTTGATACGTTCCAATTCGGTGGACGAAATTTCTGGATTTGTTTTCTTGATCCGTTCTATGATGTCATTAACAACACTTCCTTTCTTGATCTCTGCCATTGCTTCGTTGATGAATGTTTTGATTCTCTGAGTGC